CTAATAAAAAATAAAATTTCATCAATATTTGAGTCTTTTAAAAACACTATTAAAAATCTTGCTGAACAGATAAAATCATTTTTTGCAAAACCTTTTGAATATATGTCAGAAGCTATTGCTGGAGCAAAAGAGAAGGTTTTAGACTTTGCAAGAAAAATTCCAGGAGTTAAATACTTAGTTGGAGAAAAAGAAAATGTAGCAAAAGTAAATGGAAGTCATGCTAATGGTCTAAATTATGTACCATTTGATGGTTACATTGCTAAACTGCATAAGGGAGAAAGAGTTTTAACAAAAGATGAAAATGAAAGCATTTTTGGAAGTTTAAGAAATAGGCTTCATAGTGCAACTCAGAATAGTCAATCAGAAAGTAGTTCTAAAGGAGCAAATATAACTTATCAAATAAATAATACTTTCAGTTTTACAGGAGTATCTGAAAATACTAAAGATAGTATTATAGAAAAGTTACAAGAAAGCTTGAATGAACTTCAAAAACAAATAGAAAAAATAAAGGAGGAAAGAGAAACTTATGCAAGAACAAGTTTATAAAACAGAACCTGGAGATACATGGGATCTAATTGCCTTTAAACTTTTTGGTAATGAAAATCTTATGAAAGAACTATTAGAAGAAAATATTGAACTTTCTGAAATAGTTATCTTTCCAGCTGGAGTTGAACTTTCTATTCCTAAAATAAAAGAAGATAAAAAGAGAGGTGTTGCTCCATGGCTAGTTCAAATTTAGTCAGGAGAGCCTCTCCTACATTTTTTATAAATAATACAGATGTAACTGAAGAAATGTTAAAACATATAGTTGATATGGAAATTATAGACAACTTGGAAGGTACATTAGATGAAATAGTAATAAAACTTAATAATGAAAACAATAGATTTCTAACAACAAACTGGGCTATTCCAAAGGGAACAGAAGCAAAAATAGGAATAAAAACTTTAAATTGGAATAGTGAATTTGAAGGAGAAAGTCACAGTGACATAGGAATTTTTAATATAGATATAAGACAATTTAATAGAAAAACTGCAACCTTTAAAGGAATATCTGCACCATTAAATTCAAGAGATGCAAAAAGGTCTAAAATATGGGCGAATATTTCTTTAGAAGCACTTGGAAAAGAATTTGCAGATAGATACAAGTTAAAATATTTTTATAAAGTAAAAGAAAATATAACATTAAAAAATATAAAACAAGAGGAAGAGGAAGATTTTTCCTTCTTAAATAAGATTGCCCAGGATGAAGGAGTAAAGTTAAAAATATCTAGTGGAATACTTATCTTATTTGAGGAAGAAATATTATCAGAAAATACTCCTCTTTTAAGTATTAGCTTGAACAATGTTGAGGAATTTGAAATAAAAGATAAATCTAATGATATTTATGATGCTATTGAAGTTAAATACTTTAATACTAAAAAACAAAAAGAAGAAAAAGCAATTATAACAAAGCAAGAATTAGAAACTGGACAAAAATCAGATAATTATAAAAAAGTTTATTCTATGAAATCCAGGGCTAAAAGTGGAGATTTAAAAAAATTAGCAAAAAAAACTCTTGAAAATATAAATAAAAGAGAAATAGAAGCTAGTTTAAAAATTATAGGATGTAAAGAGTTATACAGTGGTTGTATTATCTCATTATCTGATGCTGGAGAGTTTTCAGGAAACTATGTTGTAACTAGACTTCAACATAATTTTCCAAAATTTACTACATCTATTGAAATGTACAAAATAAAAAAAGATATGAAAGAGGAGAATAAAAAATAATGACAAAATTAGAAGGAGCAGTAGGGATTATTCAAAGTGTTAATACAGCTGATTATACAGCTTCTGTTAAATTTCCTGAATATAACAATCAAATATTAGATGGGCTACAAATTTTATCTCCTATAACATTTGGAAATAAGATAACTTCTATTCCAAAAGTTAATACTCCTGTATTTTGTATATTTCTAGGAGATAAAACAGAAAAAGGATATATAATTGGCAGTTACTTCTCTGATGAAAATGTAAGTAATTCACAAGAAGATGAATATAAAATTGATTTTCAAGGTTCAAGTTTAACGATAAAAGAAGATGGGAACATAGAGTTAAAAGGAACTTTAACAAAAATAGATAGTGAAGTTATTATAACTGGAGATACTACAATAGAAAAAAATATGACAGTAACTCAAAATGTAACAATTAGTGGTGGAATGTCAGCTAAAAAAGGTTTTGAAACTGAAAAAGCTACATTAAAAAATGGGAAATTAGATGTTCAATCTATTGAATATAAGGAGATGAGTAAGAAATGAATGTACTAAGTAGATTAACAAAAGATTTCTTAAATAATTTTACTAACTTAAATTTCTCAAGTAATTTAGGAAGTTATGGAGATATCGTTTTTACTGTAAGTCGTGATAATGTTTTAACCCCTGAAGGAATTGATTTAACTATATCTTCTAAAATTGAAGAACATGACAATTTAGGAGAAGCTCCTTACACAGAATTTATTCACAGAAATTTAAGATCTATTTCTTTAAATATAAAGTTAGTTTATACATTAACAAATATAAGTGATGCTTTATTAAAATTAGAAAAGATATGTGAAAATGGAGAGTATTATCCACTTATTTTAGGAAATAAACCTTTATCAAAACATGGATTTATTTTGATAGATTTCAAACAAGGAATAAAAAGTACAAATTCAAATGGAGAGTTAGAAGTTGTAAATTGTTCTTTAACCTTAAAAGAATATATTCCAAAATTAGATAGACTTTTATTGCCTACAACAAATAATTTAACAACAGAAAATAAAGAAAATACTAGAAATAACAACAATAATAATAGAACTAATCAAAAGAATACTAAAAAAAATAAAAAGGTTTTAAAGAAAAAATCTAAGACTAATGTCTATTCAAAAACAAAAGATGAAAAAAAATGGCTACGTGGATTAGTTGAAGATGACTTAAGAGGATATTAATAGGAGGGTATATGATAGTTTCAAACAATGTTATTCCTAATAATCCTAAATTAATGGAATTGTATATTCTATTAAATACAAAAAGGGGAACAGTACCACTCCACAGAGATTTAGGTATAGATAATAGAATGATTGATAGACCAATAACAGTTATAAAAAATAATATTTTTAATGAGTTACAAATTCAAATAAGCAAGTACATAAAAGGACTTACATTGAATAATGTTAATTGCAAAGCTGTTGAAAATGGTCTTGAAATTGAATGCGAGGTTGAAATAGATGAAAGAATTTAATTTAATAGACTCTAATCCTGAAATAATTTTAGCTGATGCTTTAAGATTTCATGAAGAAATTACTGGAGAAAGATTAGAACTTTGTACAAAAGAAGCATATTTATACTCAACAGTTGCAGCATTATTATCAAACATAAAAGCAAATATGAATGATGTAGCAAAACAAAACTTCTTAAAATATTCAAGAGAAGAAAGATTAGACTTAAAAGGCAATTTTTATGGAGAAAGAGGAGCTAGATTAAAAGCTAACAAAGCAAGAACTACAATTAGATGTCATATTTCATCAGTTGTAGCAAAAGATGTTGTTATTGCAAAAGGTACAAGATTTCTTTATAAAAATTATATGTTTTATACAGAACAAGAGTACAAAATAAGAAGAGGGGAAACTTATGTTGATGTGATAGCTGTTGCTGAAATTGCTGGTAATTTAGGAAAAATATTAGCTGGTGAAATTAAAGAAATTGTTGATAGATATGAGTATATGAAAGAAATAACTAATATTACAGATGTGACAGGTGGTAGAGAAGAAGAGGAAGATGAAGAGTACAGAAGTAGATTAGAACTTATTCCTGAATCATTTACTACAGGTGGTTCAGAAGGCTCTTATGAATATTGGGTTAAGAAATCATCAAATCTTGTTACAGATGTATTTATAAACAGTCCTAGACCTAATTATATTGATATTTATGTTGTTAATGGACTAGAACATCTCTCACAAGAAGAAAAACAGAAAATAAAGAATTATATAACTGAAAACAAAAATATAAAAGTTTTAAATGACCAGTTAGAAATAAAAGATCCAGTTTTTCACAATTATAATATTGATTTAGATTACTGGGTATACGATAATTCGTTAGTATCGAAATCAGAAATAGAAAAAGAATTAAGAAGCTCATTAGAACAATATACTAAATCTTTCAAAATGGGAGAAAGTATAAACTTGCAAGATATTATAGATATTTCTAAAAATGTTGAAGGTATAAGAAGAATAGAAATAAAATCTCCTCAAACTTATAAAGGGCAAAAATTTTATTTAGCAAAATGTGGAACTATAAGCATTTCATACAAAGGAGCAGAGTCAAGATGAAAGAGCAAAATTTTATATATGATGTAACGAACATAAGAGACCTTGCTCCTGATATTTTAAAAGATGATAAAAAATATAAAGTTATATTAACTGTTATAGATGCACTTATCTCAAAACACATTGTTGCTAATATAGAATATTTAGAATTTCTTGAAAGAATAGATACTATGACAGAAAAAGAGATAGATATGCTTGCAAAAGAATTAAGTGTAGATTTTTATGATTTTTCTATGTCTGTTGAGGAAAAAAGAAAAGCATGTAAATTATCTTTTCAAATCCATTCAATTAAGGGAACAAATAAGGCTATTCAAGATGTTTTAAATATCTTTTATGAAAAAGCTAATATATTAGAATTTCCTGAGTTTAATGGAGATAATGGAACATTTAAAATAGAAATTATGGGAACAACAAAAAGTAATTTAAATATTATGATAGATAGAGTGGAAAAAACTAAAAAAAAATCACAACATTTAACAGGTATTACTTTTAAAAATAACTCTGTATCTCCTTTATATATGGCAACACATATGAGATATGGAACAAAAGTAATACTATATCCACAACCAAGTTACTTCTATCTTAATAATCTAAATTTGGTAAATAAAAACGGAAAATATACTTTAGAAAAAAGAGGTGAAAGAAATGGCTGATTTTAATAGTCACATCATTACAAATGCTGGAAGAAACCTTTTAGCAAGAGCATTAGCTGGGGAAGGTAAAGTTCTATTTACCAAGGCAGCATTTGGAGATCAAAAACATTCAGGAAATTTAAGAGAAGTAACTGAATTAAAAAATAAAAAACTTGATTTAAATGTAATGAATATAAGAAATGATAATGGTACTGCTGTTTTAACAGTACAAATATCAAATGAAAATGTAGAACAATCTTTTCAAACAGAAGAATTTGGGGTATATGCAAAAATTGAAGGAGATATAACAGAAATTCTTTATTCATATACAACAGCTGTATCTGCTGATACTTTTCCAAACAACAGATTAGGAAAAACATATGAATCTATTCAAGATATCTATATGGCTATTTCAAGTGATATAGAAGCTGAAATATATGTAAGAGATGGTGTTATTTATTTAACAAGAGATATTGCTAACCAAGTCTATACAGAAACAGGATTAACAGCTGTTGGTACTTTGAAAGGAAGAAATAACTTAGAAGCAGATAAACAATATCTAGCAGATAATGGACATTGGTATAAAAATATTGGTGGAAATAGAACTTGGGAAGCAACATCAGGAACTCCTGATGAACAATTAATTCCAATAACTTGGAAATACCTATATGAAAGTCTTAATAATAAAGAAAATCAATTAATACAAAATCTTAATGGAATTTTAGGACAAAATAATGGAGAGTTTCCTGTTGAACAGGCAGTGGCAGGAAATGTATATTATTTTCCAAGAAATCAAAAATATTACTATTGTTTAAAAAGCCAAACTAGTAGAGTGAGTGTTCCAAATGCAGACTTTGAAGAATTGTCTATTTATCAAAATCGAAAGAAATTGGAAAATTTAATTACAAATGACAGTTATTCTCTTAGTATTGGAAATTTACTAA